TGTTTCTTCTAGCGTAGACTTAGTACCTAACCTCGCTGCCACTAAACTTTGTACTTCTAAGCTAGGGTGATCCAATAGGGCTTTGAACCCCTCGTCAGTTTTAGAGAACGCAAATGTTTGCTTGCCGTTGGCTAGGCTCGTTTTCATGGGGGGCTCGATGCCGTATCCTTTGAGCAACTCGGCAAACTTGGGATTACTCATCAACGTATCCCTGTCAAAGTTTTGTAGTAGCTCCTCTTTGCGTTGTCGTACTTGGAGTAAATGGGCGTGCAGTTTTGTGCTATCTAATGTTAGCACTGGCTCGGTGAACATCCGCAAGGTTATATCAATCAGGCTTAGCTCCACAGTTGGGAACGGCATCATGTGCTTAAAGATTTGATACGTTAGTGCTACATCGTTCTTACAATATTCACCGTATTGTTTTAGTTGGTCGGGAGGGAAGTCAACCCTGCGAAGCCCAAGTGCATTGACTACCTCAGTACCCTTAACACCTACGCCATAATACTCCGCCAAAACCTTGAGACTTCCGCCTACTTCCGTACCGTGAATAGCTCGTGCCATGCTCAGGGTATCCAACCATTTCTTAGGTTTAATATCGAATAGCCAAGTCAGGATCGCCCCATCAAACTGAGCATTGTGGGCTAACACCATGTGCTGATCTAACTGCAAGGACTTGAGAAACAATTGAGTCTCACTCATTGTCCCTGTGAACCAGACTGGCTCGGCATCATCCACCTGTGCTGATACACCGATGACCTCAAACTGCTCGCTCCTCACATACTCCTCGGTCGTCATCTTGGTAAGACTGAAATCCTTAGAGTAGTAGGTCTCAAAGTCTATTGTGATGACGCTCATTTGTTTACTGCGTCCATTCTTGAGTAACTTACCGCTTGCCCTTCAGCTTGAATTTGCGTTTTGCCAAATCCTTTTTTATACACAATCTTCTTTGGTTGTGGCTCTTCGGGCTCATCAAGTAACTGCAACAACACGTTGTCTTCAAACTTTTTACGCTCAACTTCTCGTATCGCAAGGATAAGCGTTTCTTTTTCTTGGTCGTTCAAAAACCACAAAGCCCCTTCTTTACCCTGTGCAAGTAAAAGTATATCTTCGTACTCGTCGGAAAACTTGTTACCATACTTGAATTCTTCGGGGTAAGTCTTGAGTCGCTCGGCTAAAATTTTCACTGAGTTTAAAAATGCCATCATTCATCCTTTAAAAGTTTAATAGTCCCCTCAAGAAAATCCATGCTAGTTTCTCGTACTACAATAGCCACACCAAAGCGTTTCTTTATTTCGCAAAAGTGTTTAGTTTGTAATGCAGTCGGCTGATTAAATCCCGCTTTAGCTTCGATAGCCAAGAACTTGCCGTTAACACAACACAGAAAATCAGGCACGCCCGAGTTACCAAAGCCCGATCCTATCGGCATAGCGTAGTACACTCCATGCTTTTCAAGGATGCCCTTGATTTGTTTTTTAACTTTCGCTTCGGGGGTTTGTGCCATGCGCTATATTATAGATGCGCATTAGACTTTGTCAAGTAATAAAGTAGCTTAACGTAAATAAAAACCTGACAAATGTCAGGAATTGGGGGGATATACAGATTACGTGCCCCCCTCACGCTTAGGATGTACTATGCCCACAAACTCTCACTGCGGAGAGCATAGTACCACAAGTGCCGTCACATCTGTAAGGCTAGGCCACTCGTCCAATTATGATTCCGCAGTTAAGAATTTAGTTTAGCAATGGCACGATCTAAGTACCATTTAGCTTTATTTAAGTCTTCGAGCGTATTGCCCTTGTGCTTAGCCCTACTGACGTATTTGACTACGTTGCCGAGGTGATACCCAAGTTGTTTCGCTTCAATAAAGTCAATGGTCTCGATACCACCGACGGTGTAATGCAACGGATGATTGACACTGTCGGCTTCATCTAATTCAAATCGCTTAGCAAATTCTGCCAACAATGAGGCGGTGTCCGCTTCTTCTTTTGCTTCGTTCATAGCGTTAATGTTGTCCATGTGCTTGTTTATATTTTTTTCAATCGCTGCGTGTTTCATCTTGTTCCTAACCACGTAGATGTAAGATGGCTCAGCCTTGGTTGCTTTGACGATCTCCGATGTGGTCGCTTCGGGGTTTGCTTCGATGTAGTTACGAATCTTTTGTGTTTTAGTTAGTTTCATTTGCTATTTCTTTCTTCATGTGTTGTGTTAATATTTCTCTCATCTTCGCTTGCTTTGTATAAGGATACTTACTCTCGTAGTAATCCAGTACATCTTTAGGTAAACGTAGGCTCAAGTGAGTCAATGCGGGTTTTTTACCCAAACCACGGCCACTCCGTTTCTTTTCTAATCCTGTTTTTAGTTCATCAATTCGGTCGAATATCATTCGTCACTCCAATCTGCGTCTTCTACAATTTCCAGCAGTGCATCGCTAGGCCATACCACAATAGGTGTATCTTCGCCAATGTACCCACCCTCAATGTTGTACTCGACAAACTCTCGGGCTTCGTCAAATGTCATACCATCCCTGTCGGCCAATACCTTACACATCTTCTCGCCGTCGTAAACTATTGTGGTTACCCGGGATCTGTTTTGCCATACTGAAGCATATCCAATGATTGCCTCGTCAAACCCATCATACTTTTTCATCGCTCTAACCCCTTCATAATAACCACAGTTGCCATAGCTTCTGCTAGTGTCTCTCCATCTCTTACAATATACGCTTGATGAGTCCAGTCAGGCCCAGTCGGGTTAGACTTATATGTGCTGATCTCAATGATCTTGCCGTTCAATGCTTCGATGACCCCAAACTTTACTTCGGTATCAGATTGCAGAGTATTGAGTTGTCGATTAGAGTTTTCAGGAGAACCTAATGTGACCCCATCGATGATACTCCGAACGTAGGCTTTTAAACTTTTACTCATAGTCCCACCCCATGTTCTTCTTCAATATCCCTAGCGAATTGTCTCCAGTCCATCGTTCTTCTGTACAAGGCATGGATACGTTCATCGGATAGTGGCTCTTTGCGTAGCCTTTCGATTAGTAGTGCTTGGTCTTGCAATAGTTTATCTTGCTTGTCTACCAAGTCTTTCATGTACTCCATGTCTGAAATCTGTGTGTCTTTTCCGTATACTCGTGGGGTATAGTCAGCCTTTGATACACTGATTGCATCTTTAATTGCGGATACTATGCCATACCTAACTATGAAGTCAGTACCTTCTTTATCCATGTTTATCACGCAGTCGGCCGAACCATCCTCATTCTCTTTTATGCGCTCAACTTCAATCTTCATTTGTTTTCTCCATCATAAAAATCAAACCACTCACAAATTTCTGCTATCACCGCTTCATCTATACAATCCTTTATCCGTTTTTCATCGGGGTTGGGGTCGTGTTTGTGGGCTCTCGCCCAGCCCATGTTGATACCCTGTTCTACACACATAGCTAGAACCATGTAATCTTTTGGTTTCATGTCACCACCTCTTTGCGTTGGACTTGTTTCAATAAAAGCCAGTTCCCACCATCTCTGACTATGCGGATAGCTCGAACCCACTCCCTCATGTTGTGCCGTTGTTGGCAGTAGGGTATGTAGTCTAAGCACCACATCTCCCTTGCTCGTTTAAGTATCCTAGTATCCATAGTTATTCCTATACCACAATTAAGAAATTATCTTTGTCATGCCTACATCCCACGTTTGATATACACTGCTCGTCTTCGATAAGTTTAAGCATACCGATCTTCGCCTTGTATTCCTCGGGTAGCGTATTATCGTCATAGCTTTGTACATTGTCAAGTACCTTCACAATATATTTTCCCTTGTGCATATGGACATATGCCTTGTTACTCGCATCACGAATTTTATTGATCTCATCCCCCTCTGTTCTCGCGCTCTCAAATTTCTCCAGATGCGTTACTTCTGATTGCGTTAGATATGCTAACAGTTCATCTCGCTTACGCTCAAACGCAAACCTATACACAGAGTCATGTATCTTGACTTGATGTTCTCTCGCATCCCTTTCCTTGAATCGTATCTGCATAAGAATAGTATTCTTAATTGAATCTACCGAGTCATCCATCAACTGCTTAAGACTCTTAGGCATGAATGCTTTCTTAGCTTCCCTTACTGCCTTCTTTATATCCGATGATCTCATCCTCCCACTGGGTAGGTTGTCAGACATAACTCTGATTGCTGGGCCCCCTGAACGGCTTGAGTGTTCTTGCCTAGCTACACCGATTGTCTCGCCATCTAACTTGACTTGTACTTGCCATACTTTGTCATGATAATCTTTCTCGCCGACAAACTCCCACATTGGATTAGTGGTAGCAAGTGTTACGACAAACTCATTCAGGTGCTTGTGCATCTCCACGCCCACCTTGTTTTGATTCTTCTCCAACTTTACGTTGCTTAGTTCCATTGCGTTGATCATATTAGTTCCTTTCAATTTCATCTTGCTTGTTTAAAAACTGACAATACATATCGGCCTCGTCTTTACTCTTCGTTCTGTATACCACCTGATCGCTAGAATGAATAAGTCCTAGGGCTACGTCAACTATCTCATAGTGGACAATATAAAACTCATTCTCAGGATTAGTACTTGTTACCCATCGCACCGCATACTTATGGTATGGTTTATCTGTGCGGATGTTCTCAATCCCATCTGCGTGTGGTCTTTGATATATAGCCATACTAACCTCCTTAAAAGTTAAACTCAATTTCACGACGTACGCTGATTAAATGATCGTTGTCATCAGACTCCTGCGTATCAATATCTTCGTACTCTTCACCTATACGGATGAACTCGTACTCCCATGTACTTGAACCACTGTTGGCTATCTTAGCAAAAGCTTTTATGAACTCCATGAACGCTATGACTTCGGGGTAAGTTTCATACCACTTGACATCGGGAAATAAGAACTTGACCATCATCTTATCGTCCAAGTCACAAACCTCGTAATAATCCTCGTTGCTCTTATCAAACAACTGATTGTCCTTTGGTTCGTTCTCATCCATGAACAATTTCATTACTGGATAGTCTTCCTTCGGGCAGTAGAATACTGCACATACTTCGCTTCTGTAACCCATACTAACCTCCTACCAATCAAACTTGCCGATAATTGCATCCACCTTCTTCTTCAAGGTCTCTCGTTCAAACCCATCTTCCTTGATTGCATCCATGCTTACACCTAGGATAGAACGCTCAAGGTCTTGCCTAGCTTCCTCCAACTTCGGATCGTTGGTCACGTTGAGCTTGGTCAACAACTCACATAACTCTTGGGCATTCGTCAATAGACTGTCGTGATACCGCTTCTTCTCGTTGCCCTCATCCTTGAGCTTCTCGGACATTGCAGTTAGCGTAGTATGTAGACGATCCCACGGAGCACGCATAGCATCTGCTAGTCTCTCTTCAAACTTAGCTTCGTATTGCGTCTTGATATCTTCCAAGTCGGCGTTGCTTACATCCAACCGAAAGTCACCACTCTCAGGGATTGGGTCAACCGAGCGACGAAATCCAAACTTGCCCTTGACTTCCTCGATGTCGGGGTAATCACTTAATTTAAACAATGTGCCTAGCGACGTACCCGCATCTTGGATTAGGTTTGGATACATCACAAAGAAATTCTGACACATCATGTTGAACGTATGCTCAAACCCATCCATCGTCTGCTTGTACTCCATGAATAGCTTCGTAGGTAGAAGTCTCTGACCCTTGTCTGCCCAAGGCAATGTGTGTTGGTTGTGATACAGACGCACTCGGGCGGCGAACTTGTCGATGTCCTTACGCATACTCGTACCCGCAAAAAGATTCTTCTTGGTTTGGCTGGCATCTCTGACTGCGGATGCGTTGGTATTGACTGCGTCGGTTGTCTCTTTGTCGACCTTGCTCGCTGGCCATACGCTGATATTCAACTCGACTAATACTGCTGATGAACTGATACTCATAATTTACTCCTTGGTTTAAAAAGCTGACAAATGTCAGGGTCTCTCAGGCTTACCTGCTAACTTAGCCATTCTGTATTTCTCGTTAGGTATAACCTTCGCACTGACTGTTATGTCATTCTCATACACATGGTATGTGTGATAGGCTTCGCCTGTGTTGTTGTTCTTAGCGTCTTTGCTTATGTACCGTTCCTCGTACCTCTGCGCATTGGATAGTATCTCCATGATGGTGACGGCGTCTTTTGTTGGTAACGCATACTCGGTATAACCAATATTTACGATCATCATTTTGTAGTTCCTCCAGTTTGAATAGTTGATGTTAGTTTTTGATGTGAATCGTTTTACCATGTTTTGCAACTGCATCATTACCTCCACAAATTGCCCATAACAACGGTGATGGCCAGTCATTGCCCCAGTCACTACCCACATACCCATCGGTTAGCATGACGATGCACTCAGGCACAATCTTCTTCTCGTTGAGATATGTAGACACGCAACTTGGTGATGTACCACCCCCACCCTTGGGCTTAGTAGAGTTAACGATATCTGCCACTGCACTCCCTTCGTATTCTTCGTGACCCGCAACCTCGCCGTCCCAGTAGATGATGTCCACCTTCTCGGGATTGACCTCCTCGGCTACGCCCTTCACTTCGGATAAGAACTCTGCCATCTCTCTGTTGCCCACCGAACCCGACGTATCTATCGCTATCACAAGATGACCAACCTTCTCGCCAATCATGCTCGGCATATACACATCGCCCGACAGATAGCGTCGGTTAACCCTACGCCAAGATGAGGTGTCTTTGTTACTGCATGTAGATTTCACAAACTCACGCAACACCTCACGCCAATCCACCTTGGGTGCAAGCAATTCTTCTAGCTCTCGGTCTCCACCGAGCCCGCCCTTACCCGCAATCTTTTGCTGAGCCATGAGTCCTTGTCTTACGGCTTGGTCAATATCCCTAGCTAAGTCCTTCTTCTCCTCCTCGCTCATACCCTTGGTCGCTTCATCCCAATCATGGACATCGAACCCTTCGCCACCGCCATCTCCGCCCGACCCATCATCCTCCTCTTTCAGTATGTCGAACACTTGCTTGCTGTGCATACCTCGGAACCGCTCATCGATAAGACCCATCAACTCGCCACGCTTCGCACCTGACTTGTATCTAGGAAATGCTATGACGCTTTCTTCGGTATCTGAGTCGGCGAGCATCAAGTTAATGACGTAGTCACAAGCACCATTGGCCAGCCTTGGATCTTCTTCGTACAGTTTCCTGTATGTAGTGAGGTGACGATACATCTTGTGTGATGCTTCATGTGCAATTACAAACGCAAGCTCTTTATCAGTAAGCTCGTTAACGAATGCACGCCCATACACCTCATCACGCCCGTTAGTCCTAGCCGTCGGTGTGTTATCGTCTACTGACGTACGACCAACCATCAATATGCCAGAGAGCAATGCAAACTTGGGGTTACGCATCAAACTAATCTTGGCCTTCTGCACTTTCCGTTCTTCATTCATCTTCAGTTCCTTTCCTGACATTTGTCAGATTTTGTTGTGTTGTTTGTGTGGTTTACAGTAGGTCTTGGTTCTTGGCAACCCAGTCGCTGAACGCTTTGCAACTGAACGCAATGCCTTGCTTGCTCGGTGTCTTGGCAATGTTGATCGCAAACACGGCTTGCCACTCGGCATCGAATCGGCTTAGGTATTCCATGAATGGTGTAATGGTTTCCTTAGTCAGTCGGCTAATCGCACCGAACACCACGATGGCACATGCACCCGCACTTGTAGGTATGGATGTTGTCTTAGGGTTAGTGATGGTCGCTTCCCATGTCGGTAGTTGGTCTGAGAACTCAATGTACGCTTGCATATCCCTAGCACCTGACTCGCCGATAGCACCTGTTAGAGCTACGATGACAGTATCAGGGTCTAGTTGTTTCCTCGTTTTCACGATGTTCGATGCAGTCTCCAATGAGCGAGGGGATACAAACGCCTTCTGATTACTCTTGGGTGAATAGATGTAAGGGTTGTCACCCGCACCGCCATCGGTATAGCTTGCCAATACTTGCGGAAACCGATTGACCCACGCAATCACCTCGGGCTCGATACCTTTGTTCATCGCCCACTCGATCCACTCCTCGGCATCGGGCTTGCGAATACGCACGGGAACCAGTCGGTTACGGCTATGTGCTTTCAGGTTATCGCCCACGCCGTCGGTTGACAAGTTACCAGTCAAGAACACGATAGTCGGAGGGCTATTTGGTGCATTTAGTGGGATGTCACCGAGTCTAGGATTGGCCTTCTCTAGCATGGGATGGAGCATATTCTTCACTGGCTCAGCACCCTTAGTAAACTCGTCGAGCATGATGACCAGTGGTTTGCCTTCATGGATTTTGAACCTAGCATTGGGATAATACTTGGTAGTCTTGGTGTTGTGGTCAATCACAGGCATGGCAATGTCACCTAAGTCCATGTTCGGCACATCGATGTAAGCATGCTCGTAGCCCATGCCGTTAGCTATACTCTCCAATAGGGATGACTTACCAATCCCAGGCTCACCTTCAAGTAGAAAGCGGGTTGTTGGGTTGGCTTGAATTAATGCGGATGCTTGCTTGAGGGTAATTGACTTACCGAAATTAATTTCTGACATTTTTAGTTCCTTCTGTTTTGCATTTGATTGAATTCCTGACATTTGTCAGGTTTGATTTGTTGAAATACACTCGCTAACACAAATAACATAGTACCACAAAGTAATGCCTATGTCAATACCCTGAGCTCTTAGAAGTGTTTGTGATATTTGATTAAGCACTCGGCAAACTCTTTGGTTTTTACAAGTTGAACGAACACATCTCTCAGTTCCTCGTCCTTGCCTATACGCAAGATCAAATCCACGGCTGGCTTCAGTTCTTCACTCGGTTCCACGTAGTCGTCCCAATGTTTTGGGGCTTCGGTGCATTTACATTCATTCATCACGGTCTCCAGACGAACATATCTAGTGCTATCACAATGATGGCAAGTAGAAACACCACTCGTGTGACGCAGTCGGTTAACCGATCCACTCGGTCTTTTGTGATTTCGTTTGTTATTTCATCGTTGGATTTCATAGGGGTTATCCTCTCGTTGGTCAAGTAAAACTAGCGCTTCGATCACGCAGATATGAGCAAAGTCATAGTCGCCATGTGTGAGGTGCTTTTCGCACTCTTTTAGTAGTTCCATTGCTTTGTTGTAGTCGCCTTCAGTCATTTTCGTTCTCCTTGTTTTCTGACATTTGTCAGGTTTTGCTTTCTCATACTCGGTTCTCCTTGGGGTTGGTTTGTTTGAGTGTTGTGTGTGCGCTCGTAGGTGTTACGAACATATAGTTGCCCTTGGTGTATTCTTGGATCACGCACCATGATGCTCGTTCAGCAACGGCTTGGTCTTCACCGCAGAATAGGCAGTATTTGTAGCCGAGCCGATAACGATCTATGTGCACGTCGTCTCCGCAAGAGAGACATTCTCTCCAATCTAAGTTAATGGTCATAGTTTGCTCCGTTTGAAAACCTGACAAATGTCAGAAATGTACAATTGGCGATATCCAACTGACTTATACATAGTACCACAAAGTAATGCTTATGTCAAGGATTCTAGGGGTTTGTGGGTTTTGCTTAATTTTTAAGCAGTTCGGTGTGTTATGAAAGCGTGTTATGAAAATATGGGCAAAGTTACAAAAAACGTTATAATGTTATGAAAATTGAAGAAAAGTGTAACGCATGTAACTTGTTGATTTGCAAGGGAAAAAAGTTTAAAAAGTAGTGATATATATATAAAGTTATAAAATTACAATAAATAGAGTACAAGGGTGGGCGGTTGTGGTACAAATTGCACTTGCTGGCTTGCTCAAACAATCTCAGCCAAGGTTATACTCAATATGCCAAAAAAGCATAACATGTAACAATATAGCATCCATGCGGGTTTGCGGGGAGGTGTTGCGTAACAAAGACATAATTTTCATAACATAACGCATAACATTGCTCGCATAGCCATAGTCACATAGGGAACTGGCATAAATCAAACTCAAAGTTACAGAAAATTCGGGGGAAATAAAAGGCCAAAAAAAACCTGACAAATGTCAGGTTCTGTAACTGAGTGGGACAAGGTTATAAGATATCCTTAAGAAAAGTTAAAACACCACCGACTACGATAGTAATCGCAACTGCACAAATTAATTCAATTACTACTTGATCCATGTTAACTCCAATTAAAACCTGACATTTGTCAGGTCAGGGTTTCCCCTGACCTTCCGCCAATTAAACCTTCAAGTCACCCATTGCACCACCCAATTCAAAGAACAATTCGAACATCAATTTTTTAGCATTGATTGATTTCTCAAAATTGACTTTCTTTGTATCATCACCGCACGATAAGGTTCTGTTTAGCATCGTAATCATAACCTTTAGGTGTGTGTCGTCAACGTCTTGAGTATCGGCCTTGACTTTAGCCGTACCTTCGTAGACTTTGCCCGATGCTTCTTTCACTCGTTGCCAAATTTTATCGATGTTAGACTCAGTAAAATCTAATTTCTCCAAACCCGCTTTGAATAGATTACGCTCAGCTTTGATACCCTTTTTAGTATCCTTGTTTTCTGAATCATACCATCCCGCGCCAAATGATAAGGTCATATCGCCCGAATAACGTCTGATAATGTCGCCGGTCTTCATTTCAGAATCGGCGAAAACCTTGAACAATTCGTTCCTAGACTCCTCCAAGTAACTCAAGGGCGCATCGTTCGATGTTACGATTGTCACTGATGTTTGCGTTGCTGTTGTCATAATTACTCCAATTAAAAAGGTTGATTTAAAAAGTATCGATGTGTTGAATCGATGGGTTGATAATAACAAAGTAACACACCCATGTCAAGTACTTTAGGGGACAATGTTATAAATAATTAAAAATATTTTGTAATTAAAACCTGACAATTGTCAGATTTTGCCAACGGGAAAAAAGAGCACCACCGATCGACCCCACTCGCCCCCACCCCACCCAAATGCGGGTAAGGGGAGTCCCAAGTC